CAATTTTTCATCCGTGCTTCAGCAGGCATTGATGGCACAAATTCAATAACCCGTCCAAAAGCGCCCGCGCGGGCGCTTTTGCTTTTACCGGGGAAGGCGCGCCAGGCGCTGTCCGTTCGGTGCTGCGGTGGGTGCTTGTTGTGATGTGCTTTGCTGCCTTCCGCCATCAATGGCAGGGGCACGGCGCGATGCCTTCGCGCAGGCGTACAGCGCCATGACGGCACGGGGGCTGCTGTCCCAGAAGTCCGCTGCACTCATGCCGCAATCAAGGGCACGAAAATACAGCCACGCCCATGGAAAGCCGTCCCCGTTGGCGCTCGTTAAGGGTTTTCGGCTTCGTCTTTCGCCTCATCCGCCTTGGGCAGGGAGTCCACAACCCCTTTGAGGATGATGTCGCGGATGCCGTCAATGCTGTCCAGTTTGAACGCGGCGTCAAATTCATCCCAGCTCATGGACGTGCCGCCCGCGATCAGCGCGCCGTAAAGCATCGCCATGACGGCTTTATACTTGAATTTGGTCAACGCGGCCAGAATGTCCGCATAGCCCACGTCCTGGCCATACTGCTGCTCATAGACGTCTTCGGCGACACGGGCTGCCATGTTGGTAAACGCCAGCTTGTACCGCGTTCCATTCAGGGTGATGTGGGTGATGGGCGCGCTCACGTCCCGCCCCCGCTGGTTGTTCATCGTCTCCATGCCTGTCCTCCGTTTTTATGGCCGTTTTCGTTTTGGAATCAGTTGGGTTCAGGGGAATGGCGCGAGCCATTCCCCTGAACCGATTTACGGTCCACCAACCGCAGGGGTTTCCTCATAAACGGTTGTGAACCAGCCAGTTTCGACGCCCTCGCCGATGTCTTCGGATGCGGTTTCTACCGTGGCAGCCAGTGCGTCGTCGTTCATTCTCCGAACGAATACGCCTTCAATCGTCGGGGTCTGGTATTCGATGGCGTTGGACTCGGTCTTGGCGCTCTTGGTGATCTCGCTGAAAGTGCCCTTGTACAGCCACCACAGCTCTTTGCTACCGTCGTCCAGCGTACAGGCAAAGCCCAGAGCCACGTTGGGCGGAATGTTGCCGCCCTTGATGATCTGCACGCCGTTGCCGTCCACCTTGCGCCCAAGCAGTTCGCTTTTTACCGCATAGGGAACCTTGTCCACGTGCAGGCTTACGGTATAGGTGTCAATGCGCTTCTGGTTGCGCACGGTGGCGTTGCTGGCTTGCAGTTTTCCCTCGCGGTAGGTCGGGGTGATCGTCACTTCAATGGACTTGGCCAGCACCTTGGGATCGTCGTAAACCGGGGCGGCGCTGCTGGTATCCTCGGTGGTCATCGGGGCATAGTACAGGTCGAGAATACCGGTAAAATAACCTTCCATGTTGATTCCTCCTATTCTGTGAAGGGCTGCGCCCATTCGCAGGTTGCTGTGATATGGTGATAGCGGGTTTCATCTTCGTACAGGTCAGGGCCGCAGCTGTACACCCGCACGCCAGCGGCGCGCAGCAGCTGAATGGCCTGCCGGATGATGGCTTTGCATGTGCCGTCTTCGCACATGGAAAACGCATGTACCTGCACTGTGTGCAGTATGCGCTGTGGGGTATTGCTGGCATGCTGGGTATAGCTCTCCAGCACCTCGTTGAATGTCACGTAGGTTTCGTGATTGCCGCCAGCGGGGGACTTGCTTACCGGGCAGGGCAGGGCAGATAGCGCGCCTTGAAAAACCTCGTCGTATTCCATGCGGCTAATCTCCTATCCGTTTGTCGATTTCTCGCTGCATGGCTTCCAGCGCCTTGCCTTCGTTGGCCCGCACCGTCGGGTGGAACCATCCAAGGCCGGGCTTTTGCTTGTCGCCATAGCTGCGACCGTATTCCAGCACGTTGCCGATCTTCGCCAGCGGCTCCCCTGTATCCGGGTGATTTCCCACAGGCTTGACCTCACAAGAATAGCCGTCAGCCGCGCTGTATTTGACTGTGCCCGGCTTGATGCTGTCCCGCAGCGCGCCGGTGTTAACCGGGGCTTTTTCTTTCAGCGCCTCCGCAATCACCTTCCCGCCTGCTTTCACGGCACTTTTAACTGCGGCTTCGCTGGTTGCGGCGGCTCGTTGGAATTTGGCTATGGTAGCCTCCACGCCTTTCACTTCAAAGGGCATGCATCATACCCCCTCGCCGCGTATTTCGCGGGCCTTGACGTGCAAAAAATCCCGCTTGTAGCCAAGATGGTTGATTTGCTCGATGTGATAGACCCGGCCATCGTGTATGATTCGGCATTCTTTGTCGATGCTGTCAAGCCATCGGACGCCGAAGGTCACAACATCCTGCGCCTGGTAAGCCTGTGCGGCGAAGAAGTCGCGTCCGCTCACATCGGTAATCTTGGCCATGCAGGTTATAACGGGCAGCCATTTGGTGCGCCGGTTGCCGCTTTTATCCGTGCTGTACTTCGGGCGTTCAATGGTGATTTGATGTTTCAGGTCGCCAGCTTTCATGTGCCGCCCGTCGCCTCCGATCTCTTGGGCCGCAGCTGATGCACGCTGTGGACGATGTACGGCGGCACATTTGCTTCGGCACCGCCTGCCCCGCGGTTGTCGTACATCCATGCGGCCAGGTTGCACACCCAAAAATCATACAGGTCGTCATTCTCGCGCGGGGGGACCTTTGCACGCTCATACCATTGCACGGCAGCATTCAGGCACAGACTTAACACCTGTTCATCGGTTTCCGGCGGAACGCCAGCAAAGCGCCGCACCATGTCCATGCTTGGCATGTTGCGTGCCTCCTTACTTGCTCGCCATCAACGCCACCGGAACGCCCTGCTCGGCAGCTCTCGACAGCTGTTCGATGATGAACTGTACCACGGCTTCGCCTACTTCGGACCGGTTGGCGTCGGTGATTGCCGTGGCATCCAGCGTGTCCACGTTGATGCTCAACCCTTTTTCGGGACGGATATGGCAGGATGCGCTCACGACCTGCACGCGCTGGCCATCCTCACGGGTCACGCTGATGTTGGCCATGGTTTGCTGGCTGTCGTTTCTGATGATTGCCATGGGTTTCACCTCTTTCTACGGGTAGCGGGGGCAGCCGGTGGACCGCCCCCGCATGTCATCAGGTTGTGGCGGTGAAGATTTCACGGAACACAGCAGCGGCGGTATCAAACACGCTCACGCACATTCTGCTGATACCGCGCACTTCAATGCTGTTAGTGCGGAACGCTTCGCCGCCCACGTCGGTAGACGTGACCTCCAGATACTGCCGCTGGAACAGCGTCGCATACTGTGTGAAATCACCCACATAGATGGGGAAATAATCGCCCTTGGTCGCTCCGCTGGTAGAGTCGGTACGGCTGGGCAGCAAGCTGTTGGCTACCATCTTCACGCGGCGGCCTTTGAACAGCATCGCGGTGGCGCTGGTGGGATCGGGCTGGAGCATGGGCCTGCCGTGCTCATCCTTCTGCTGATCGAGGAAGTCAAAGCCGTCCTGATTGGTCAAAATAACCGCGTTCAGGCTGATGTCGGGGTCGAGTCCCTTATTCAGCACAGCTTTGATGGCTGCGATGGGATCAGCGGTAGATGCGATGTTCACGGGGGTCAAGGCATCCATCTTGGCCTTCAAGAGCTTGTTTTCCGTGAGCACCTGCTTTTTGGCGAACCAACGCCCCAGATAGCTGAACAGGTTAGCTACTTCGTCGTTGGCCAATTCGTTGGAGACGGGTACGATCAGGCCATAGGTGGTCATGGAAAAGGTTACTTTGGTAAATGCCGGCTTGTCATTCATCGCAATGCCGCCCGCGGGGACCTCGCTGGTCAATGCCGTCATACCCTCCGTCGGGGCGTTATCCATTACGCGCCAACCACTGTTGGCGCTGGTAGTCTCCACATTGAACAAGTCGGCCAGGGGGGACATGGCGCGCCGACGTTCGAGGATGGTATTATCGATGTCCTCCGGTACCAGGAAGCCGCCGTCTTCACCTGCGGGATCGCCGCCCGCAATGGTCATGGCGTCATAAAGCACCTTGTGCTTTTCACTTTGCATGGGACGGCCCGGACGCGCGCCGCTGCGGACTGCGTCTGCAAAGGCGCGGGCGTATTCGTTGCTTTTCAGCATCGGGCGTAGGCTGCTGTCCTGGTCATGTGTACCGCTCTGGCCGTTCATGGACAGGCCGCTTGCCTCGCCGTCATGCTGCGCGTTGTAGGCGCTCTGCAAGGCGGCCATGCGCGCGTTCATGTCGTTAAGCGCGTCGCGCTGCTGGGTCAGGGTGGCGGTGGGCGTTTTGGGGTCGGCGGCAGCGGCAGCAAGGGTCGCTGCCGCTGCGCGAATCTGGCCGCCCAGCTCGCGGATGTTGTTCTGCATCTCGGTCAAGGTCATGGTGTTGTGCCTCCTTTTTTATTAGGTTTCAGGGTAGAGTGTCATAAAAAAAGCAGCTCGCTGCGCTATTTCGCCGCGCAGGGCTGCATCGGTATCCGGGGGCTTCCCAGCGGGCGGGATGGCATGGGCGCGTATCTGGTTAAGCACGGCGCGCGGGCCGTAGCTCTTGCCCTGCATCATGTGGCTTTCCAGCGCCTTGGCCGCGTCAGGCGGCGCGGCTTGCTCGTAGAGGATGCCGTCCGCAAACCCTTCATCAACGCAGCGTTGTGCGTTCATGTAGGTTTCCGCTTCCAGCATGGCGGCAATCTCGTCCCGGCCTTTGCCGGTCTTTGCTGTATAGGCCGCGATGAGGCCCTCGCCGATCTCGCGCAGCACGTCGGCCTGGTGCTCAAATTCACGGGCGTTTCCCGCGGCGTAGGTCCACGGGTCGTGAATCATCATGTAGGCCACGGGCGACATGAGCACCTCGTCGCCCGCCATGGCAACCACGCTCGCCGCACTGGCAGCAATGCCCGTAACCTTCACGGTGATTTTGCCCTTATGTTCGCGCAGTGCGGTGTACATTTCCGCACCTGCGAACACATCGCCGCCCGGCGAGTTGATGTAGACCGTTACGTCCCCGCATTGTGCAAGACGCTGACGGAATCGCCTGGCTACGACCTGCCCGCTCGGCCCAAACCAGTCTACGTCGGACACAATCTCGCCGTCGATATGCAGTTCGTCCGCTCCGCTCTGTTCATTTCTGATGAAATTATAAAAGCTCATTCGCTGTCCGTTCCTTTCTCTGCTGTCTTGCCGGACAGCAGCAATTCAGGGGTTTTGATGGCGATGCGCAGCGGCAGCAGATCGCGGCTGGCCATCAGCTCTCCGCCGTTGTCATCGGGCGGCAGGCCCTCGCGCTCGCGTACTTCGTTGGGCTGCATCCAGCCACCGCGGATAGCCTTTTGGTATTTATCGGCCATAGTGGCAGTATCTGCGCGGGCCAGTGCATCCACATCAAAGCGAAAACGATAGCCAGCAGCGTAGTCGGCGAGCGTTAGCAGCTTGCGGTTTAATTCCTGTTCCCACTGCGCCACTATCGGCATGATGGTCAGCTGCAAAAATTCCTGCATCTGCTGCTCTGCCGTTGAAAAGCTGGTATCGGAGTAGTCGCCCAGCAGATGGGGAGGAATGTTGTACACCGTTGCCACACGGTTGCGCATGATGCGTTCCACGTCAAGCACCTGCGCGCTGATGGGGCTTTGACTGAATGGCGTGGCCGTCAGCCCGCCTTCGAGAATGACTATGCGCTGGCCGCTGCGCTCGTAGGCGTCCAGAAAGTCGTCAATGACTTCAGCCTTGGCGGCGTCGTCAAGGCCGGTATTGGGCACCGTAAGAAAAACGCCCTGATTCACGCCTTCCAGCTGCGTTAGACTAAACTCTTTCACCTGCTTATCATAGTCCAGCGTGCCCGCCAGCACGTCAATGGGGCGGATGCCAAGCTCTCCGTTGGCGCTCATGTGCCGCACATTGATGATCTGGCAGCCGGGTACGGGATATGGCTTGCCATCATCCAGCTGCACCACATACCAGACTTCGCGGGTTTCCGGATGCCGCTGTGGCCTAACGCGCGACGGGTCGAGGATGTCCAGTCGCTTAACCGCACCCAGCCGGTCCGGCACGATCAGGGCGTAGGCATTACCCTCGGTATTGCGGAAAGCCTCCATCGTCTGCAAAAATCCGAACGGCGTAAAGTTATCATTGGGAGCGAAAGCCACCAGCCGTTCAAGCGGGTGGCCGATCTGCCGTTCATAGCCTTTATACAGGTGCAGCGGCATGCTGGCTACCGTGTTGGCAATGCGGCTGACAGCAGCATAGATGGCTTCATTTCCGCGCATCGTGTTGTCGGCCCGCACACGGTGGACAGAAAGCCAGCGTCCGCTTGCCCTCGGTTTATCGGGCTTGTCTCGCGCCCTCACCTGATTCCTGGGCTTCTTTTTGAATGGCCACATAGGACGAATCCTCCTTCCAGTATCAACGCCTTCGGCTGCTAAGGCTGACAACGCGTACTGCGGGCGCGCGGCGAATCTCGCCAGCCGGGTTTTTCTCCATGTTGATGGCATGGGCGTCCAGCCAGGCCATGAAGCCGTCAATCTTGCGGAATTTATTGCGCTTGCTGGGCATCCAGTTCTGCTTATCGGCGTGTCTGCGTTCGCCGCTGATACGCACGTTGTCTGTGTACCATCTTAGCATCGGGTCGCTGTTGCTCACCACGCGCCCGCCTAGCAGCAGCTCTTTGATGTCCTTCATTGGGTCATTGAGCGTCAAAGGGCCTTGCCTTACGATCTGGCAGGCAAAGCCCTTGTTTTCAAGCATCTGGCGCAGGCGGGTGGCGTTGGCCGGGTCGTAGCCGATGGTCACAATCTCATATTTTTTGGCCTGTTCGCAGAACCAGCTGTAGACGTCCTCCTGCTGGATATATTCACCGTCCACTATGGTCAAATAGCCTTTCATAGCCAGGCCATAGTAGTCAATCTTCTCTTGGTCAAGCTCCACCTTCCGGCGCGGCACCCAGCTGTGCAGAAGGACGAACACACGCCCGTCGTCAAGCGGAAATTCCAGCGCCGCCGCAGTGAAATCCTCGCGGCTGGACAGGTCAAAGCCGCCGTAGCAGCGGCGACCCAGCAGGGCTTCTTCTTCCATGGTATCATCATTGCGGCCCAGCACCTCCGGCTGCACAAATGCCATATCGTCGGTGTTCACCGTAACATTTAGCTGCTTGCAAATGAAGTCGGCACGCTGCGCAGGTATGTGCTTGTCTCTCTCCCATGTTTCGCGCAGGTCTTCAATTTTCAGCAGAACACCCAGCGACGGATTGGCCTTAATCCATGTGCTATCGTCTTCGGGGTCATCATGTTCATCTAGCTCTGCAATAAACGCAAACATGCGGTCGGCTACTTCATCGGCTAGTTTGCCGCTCATGGCGTCGGTGAAAAGGTCGTAGAAATAGGCCAGCGGGCCGTCAATGACGTTGCCCATGGTCGTGATATAGATCACGAGGGGCTGCGTGCGCTTGACGATTTTGCGCTTGATGATGTTGATGAGCTTAAAATCCCGGTATTCGTGGATTTCGTCAAAAATCGCCATGTGTGGGTTCAGACCGTCCAGTCTGTGGCTATCACTCGACCTGTGCTTGATGCTCGCGCTCATGGCGTCATAATAAACGCCATCGCGCAGCGTGCGAAAACGCGGTGCAAGGAATCGGCTGGCTTTGATCTGGCTGTAGCACTCATTGAATACGATGCCCGCCTGTTCTTTGCTGTTTGCCAGCAGGTAGATGTCCGCACCGCGTTCGCCGTCTTTGCAGGCACCGTAGGTGGCATTGCCTGCCAGCATGGTACTCTTTCCGTTGCCGGTGCCCACTACAATCAGGCCCTCACGAAAGCGGCGCAGGCCGGTTTCTTTGCTCACCCATCCGTACAAGTTGCACTCGACAAAGCATTGCCACGGCACGAGCGTCATTTTATCATAATCGCCCTTGGTGGGCGTAAGAAAACGCTCGATGAAGTCCACGGGCCGGGCGGCCTTTTGTTCATCGAAGCGCCAAGGATATGCGGGGTCTTTTGCTCTCTCTAAATCGCGCAGGAAGCGGCGGCAGGCCAGCTTCACCTTTTTACACGCTACTGTGCGCCCGGCGTCAACGTCGTGGGCGTATTCGTAGCATCTGGATACGGGGGAAGGGGTGGGAGATTTAGAAGGTGGCAAACTCATCGTCAACCATGACGGGTGCGGCCTTTCTGCTGTTCGGCGTCAAACGCAATTCGGAGAGGTGCTTTCGCTGCTGCTCGGCGTAGGCCCGCACCTGCGCCACGCTCTTGTTCTCCTGCCAGTATTTCTGGCGGCCATTGCTGCGCTCGCTGCCGATGCCGCGTTCGTTGACGTCGGCAATAAGGGCTTGCTTGATCTGTTCGGCGCGGGCGATATCAGCCACCAACATCTGATCGGGGTCGGTCATGCCGCCCTCGCGCATTTCGCAGGCTTCACAAAGGGCGTCGTAAATCTTCACGGCGTTTTCTTCCGTGATGGTCTGCATGTGCATCGCTTTCAAGGCTTCATTCATGTATTTCCATCCTTTCAGACTTTAATGATGCGCATTTTTGTATGCCTTGGTTTAGCCTGCCGCCTGCCCTTTTCCGGGTGCCTTTTATTATGGCAGTCTTCACATAGGCTGCGAAGATTTTCCAAAGAAAGTGCAAGGTCTGGCCGTTCCTCAATGGACTGTAAATGGTGCACGATTGTGGCCCGGTTAGGCTTATTCCCATATCCAGCGCGGAATCTATCCATACAGTCGCAACACATGCCCGCGTCGCGCTCTAAGGCGGCAGCGCGCACCCTTTTCCATTCGCTACTATGGTAAAAGGGCTTGCTTTCCTTGAAACGGACCACGGCTGTGCCTCCATTCAAAAGCGCCTGCGCGGGCGCTTTTCGGGGTATAACAAAGGGACGGCCCGCTTTTGCGTCCGTCCCTTACTTGACAGCATGAATGATATCATACTTTTTGCGCTTCTGATACTATCCTCTGCGCTCCTACCCCTATCATTTGCGCTCCTACCCCTATCATATCCCTATCCTACCCCTATCATTGCCGCTCCTTGTACCATGCGGGCAGGGCGGCAGCAACACTACTTTCCGGCAGGTTGCACAGCGTTCGCTCACCCTCTGCTTTGATCTTTCGGGTATAGCTTTCGGAGTACCCCAGGCGCTTGGCGATGGCTGGTACTTTGCCACCTTTCACATAGTATTGATGCAGCACTGCGCTTTCGTTTTCCGGCAGTACATCCAGCAGGACACAAGCTGCCGCTATCTCCACGCTTTGGGCCTGCTCGCGCAGCTTTAGGCGCTGTTCCAGTTCGGTCACAGCGGCCACGAAAGCGCCGATCTTGTCCTGCTCTGCGGTGCTTCGACCGCCGCCGTTGGCATCCATGCGGGGCGAGATGCAGGTTATAGCCTCGCGCCGCCGCTCGATCTGCTGCCGGATGCGCCTTTTGTCTGTTTCGGCGCTGCGGCACCTGGCTAAGATGGTCAATGCGTTCATCCTGTGTCCTCCCTGCAAAAGCGCTTGCGCTGACGCTTTTACCTAAATTCTTCCGGCAGGTCATCGCCCGCCGGAGAGGTGCCACCAGTGTCCTGTCCGGTGCGCGCGCTTAAAAACTCCACTTCGTCGGCGGTCAGCTCCAATGTGGCCCGCACGATGCCGTCGCTGCCCGTGTAGGCACGCGCAGCCACGGGGCCGGTTACGCATACCTTGCGCCCCTTTGCCAAATACTTGGCACAGTTTTCACCCAGCGTGCGCCACGCTGTCACGCGGAAATAGTCGGCCTCCGGCTGTCCGCTTGCACGGGTGCGCCGGTTTACAGCTACGGTAAAATTACAGACAGGCGTGCCGTCCTGCGTCGTGCGCAGCTCCGGATCGCGGGTAAGATTGCCGATGATGATGTTTTTGTTCATAAGGTATCAGCCCTCCCTAAAATGTATTCATTGGTTCCATTTACCGTAGCCCCTTAGCTTTGATAGCACGCATAGTCTTGTAGTCATCCCACATTTGCACCTGATCCATAGCAACGCTGTACTCACAGCGGGGGAGTTCGCGCACACTGTTGGTGCCGGTGGTCAGGCGCACCGCGCGCCGGATCGCGTTGGCCGCTGCCTTTTCGCATCCCTGTGCCCGGTAGGTTTCGCACAGCTCGGCGGCGCGTTGCCGGATGGCGTTGTTGATGGCGTTGGCCTGCGCAGGCGTCACCTTGGTCAGCAGCTTTACTTCGCGTTCCAGAGAGGCCATGCGCTCATTGGTGGCGCGCAGCATGTTGGCCATGCTGCGCATGATGTCGCCCATCTGCGCGAGGGTCGCCTGCACCTCTGCGGGCAGGGTCGAGGGGGTGCCGGGGTCAATCTGCATCAGCTCTCTGTTTTCCATGGTCATGCCTCCCCGCTGATGATGACCGTGGCCAGCGTGCGGCGCGCGCCTGCCACCCAAGCATCCACCATATCGACGTACTGGCGCATTTGAGCTCGCTCGCTCTCACTGATCTGCGCAATACCCGGCCCAAGATGCGGCAGCACACCGGCGGCGCACACAAAAGACTGCACGGCTGCCGCAAGCTCCGCGGGGCCAAAGCTGGCAGCCTGCGTGCTCTCGCCGCGCGCGGCCTGCGCCCGCTGGTTGAGCAGTTCCTGCTGGGCTTGCTGCCGTAGCTCGGCTTGATGTTCTGCATAGTCCTCGGCTTCGGCCAGCTCGTTGGTCAAGCGGTCAATTTCGGCCTGCGCCTCCTGGCTGATGCCGGTGACCGGGGCAGCCTGGGCGCGGGCTTGTTCCAGCTGTTCGCGTAAGGCGTCTATTTCCTCGGCAGCCTTTTCGACGTATTCCTCTGCAAGATTTTCCGCCAGCTTGGGAATATCTGCTTTCAGATTGCCCAATTCGCGCTCGGCTGCTGTTGCACGAGCGATGCTCTTGGCCTTTTCGGCGGCCAGTTGATCGGCGCGCTGCTTTTCTCGCTTCACGGCCTCTTGCAGTTCGCGCAGGCTCATGTCCTCGGTAACGGCTCTTTCGGCCATGGGTTCGCGTTCGGGTTCCGGTAGACTCAAGATGGTGGTGATTTTGCTGATGGGCAGGCGGGCAAGGCTGCTGCCACTGCTCACACTTCTGGCTGTCTGCATCAGCTTTTGCGCTGATCGCTCACTCATGCCGGTGTTTTTCCTCACCCATTCCTCCCATTGACCATGGGGCACCAGCCCGGCGTCTTTCGCTTCACACAGACAGCGGCCCACCTCGATAATGTTTTCATAAGCTCCCTGCATATGGGAGGCGATTCGGTACTCAATGACGGCCAGCGTGGCCAGCCCTTGCTGGCCGTGTTCGATGCAGGTTACTTTCATTTCTTCGTTTTGCATGTTCCAGGCTCTCCCTTCATCGTAGTGTAATGTTTGCACAGCTTAAACAGGCCGCAGCAGTAGCGCCTGTAATGCTCATTCCGGGGATCGCTGCCTGGGTATTCGTGTTTCGCACCGCTACACACGATATAGCTGCGGCCTCGGTAGCTGCTGCGATGCATGAAGTGCGGGCAGACGGCTCGCAGGCCATCCCGTGTACCGCTACGCACTAGCTGACGGCAGTTGCATGTTTCTCCGATTTCCAGCGGTCTGCCACAATAGTTACAGCACCTCATTTCGTTAGCAAATCGCTTCATGGTCTGACCTCCCTTCAAAAGCGCCCGGCGCAGGCGCTTTATCTAAATTCGTCGGGTAAATCTGCATCGTCAACGGGCACACAGTCGTCCACTGGCGAGTAGTCCATGCGCAGCTGTTCCTGTGCTACTTTTGGGCCATCAATCAGGCGGCGCGGAATCCATAGCAGCCGTTGACTTTTCCCGTCTATGCATTTTGGTCGGGTGGCGCTGGTGGCTGTCATGGTTTCCGGCGTCAGCACGCCATCCTCCCTCATTTGCTTATAAAGCATTTTCAACGTCAGCGGAAAAGCCTGCCCCTGATCGTTGCACAGTTTGGCCACCGCTCTGTAGGCTACCTGCGGCATTAAATAGTAAAAATCAGCGTCCATATATCCAATCATGTCTTTGGGTGTGGCGCTGCCGCCCTCTCCCGGCGCTAACGTCAGATCGCGCACCGCTGCGCCCTTGCTTACCAGCAGCTCTCCGATATTGGCAAGAAAGATTTTGCTGGGCCGATCTTCTTTCATATCCTCCGACTGCCTGCGGCTATTGTCGGTAACGACCTGCCAGGCGTGGGCGCTCATTCTGATGCAATCGTCGGTCGTGATCGCCCCTACATCCCGAAGATAGCGAAGCATGCTGTCATATCCCAGCATCATGTGGGCGATAGCTTCCGCTGTGCGTCCGTGTTGGCCCTTTGTTTTCTCAATGGCGATAGCGCGGTTTCTTAAAAAATCTTCGTGTAGCAGGCTGGGCATTTCATCTATCTGTTTCAGCAGCCACATGATATAGCCCCTCATGCTTTTTTGCAGGTATCCTATGCGGGCTACTTCTTGCATCGAAGTCAGGGCTTCCGTGGCTGGCACGTCGTCGCGGCTCACGTTTACCACATAGAAGCGCGCCATACCGCTTTCACCGACGCCTGGCGTATCTTCTCCGCTGATGATCGCAACACCACGCGGTGGCATGCTCTCCTGCAAAGTCAAATCACTTTTCATTCGTCCTCGTTCTGCGCCGTCGCCAAAGGCACGGGCAAGGCTCTGCGCGGTGGCCTCCATCTTCTTCCGTTCCTGCAAGCTGGTCACGGGGTGGTAGTCGTCCACCACGATGGGCGCGTCTTTCAACAGAAAAGCCTTCTTTCGGATGAAGTTTGCTGTATCGTTGAAGGAAGCGGGCAGGCTTTTGCCCGTAAAGTTACCAAAGTGTGAAAGCGCAAGCGCTGCCGCCGTGCTCTTTCGGCTGCCCGTTCCGCCCAGCAGGAATAGGGCATAGGCCGGGGCGATGCCCGTTTCGCTCAAAAACTCACGCAACGGCGCAAGAAAGATTGTGCCAAGTAGCGGAATACATACATGTTCTGCGATTACGTTACTTATGTCCAGCGTCATCATAGCGCCATCCTGAAAACTGATGGATTTGAAGCGCTCGTCACCATTTCCATCCAGCCGGTACATGTCAAGTCCGCTGCCCAGCGATACCGTCACGCCCTCCGCGCCCACAGCCCCGCCCTCGTACAGATAGGCCCACTTTCCGCCGATCTTGCGCCAGCCAGTATGCGTGTATTGGGTGATGCGCTCGCAGGTTTCCCGCCCCACCTCGCTGATCGCGTAGCGCAGCCGGTCCTTCACAGTGTTGCCGGGTGCAATGTTGGCGCGAAAGTCCCAGTTTTTTGTGACCCATCCCATGCTGTCAAATTGATCTGTTTTGACGTTCACGCGGGGCAGGGGAGCGCCGTCCATCGTCCAGCCATCAAGGATGGTTTCCTGTGATATGTTCACGCCGTCGTCGCGCGTTACCACCGCACGGGGAAGCACCACGAAGTTGGCCAGAGGCTTGGGGCCGTCCTGCGTCTCCTGGCAGATGCGCCCGTTGTCCACGCAGTAGCCATATACTCGATTGTAATACTCGGCAGCAGAATCTCGTTGCGCCAGGGCGTCCCCGGTGAAGGGCTCGGCGGCCTGCATGGCCTGTTTGAGTGCTGCGTCGCCAGCCTTGCGGCCCAGCAGCTTGTACATATCCGTGACGTCGCCTTTGGGCGGCAGCTCGCTGCATACCTTCGCAAGCTCCACCATGCGCACGCTCTTGGCCAGCTTGTAGGTACTCTGCGCCACCTGCTTGGCATGGTTGCGGCCCACGTCGTCATTGTCGGGGATGATGTACAGGTCTGCGCCGGTCAGACTGTTGCTGTAATCGCCCGCCAGCCACTTACCTGCGCCCATGGGATTGGTCGTGGCCGTGTAACCCATCAGCTCCATGTTGTCGCAGTCTTTTTCGCCCTCGACAACAAAGACCGGCCTGCCCGCCTGGATCGCGGCCAGCACCTGCGGCAGCTTGTAGAGCACAAGCCGCGCGCCTTCCTTCGTGTATTTGTAGCCGTCTGGCCTGCTGGGGTCTGGCTGGCGCAGGCTGAACGTTTTGCTGCCGTCCTCGCGCTGATAGCGGCAGGCTTCAAATAGCACCTTGCCGCTTTCATCTGTGTAGCTGTATGCGCAGACGAATTTGCCGCGAGGCTTCTTGCCTCCGCCTTTCTTGGCGGGCGGATCGGACGCAGGCTGCGGCTCTTTTCCCACCGATGCGCTGGCCTCGCGGAAAAGGTCGCGCATTTTAAGCCCCATGGCCGTGACCACGGCCTCTGTGTCACAGCCCGCCTGGCATTTCAGTACAATGCCTTTTTCACCGTCCCGCACGCAAAGGCTGGCGGTTTTGTCGTCATGTGCCGGGCACCGGCACATATACTCACCGCTGCCGTTCGGCCCCGCCTCAACATGAAGGCGGGACAGGAAATCGCGGATATCCATGCGCCCGCCTCCTTTATCTTGGCTTTGTTTGTGACTTCATGCGCGCTTCGATGGCTGCGCGCACTTCTTCCATGTTAAATAGAAAGGCTTTCCCGGTTTTGTCGCAGGGAATCCATCCCTCGCGAACGGCCCTTCGGATAGCCGAAACGCTTAGCCCGGTTTCGTTGCTCACGGTCGTGATGTTCACACCTTCCGGCCTTGCCAGAAGCGTTGCCACGGTGTCGATGTCCACTACTGTGCGCGTCCCCAGCATCATGTATGGGATTTCGCCGCTTTTCACGGCCCGGCGTAGCCTTGCTTCGCTGATATTTAACGATTCGGCTGCTTCCCGAATGGTCGCAAATTTCAAGGCCAGCCCTCCTTTTTAGATTTCAGCCACTGCTTTGTCGATGGCAGTAATGGTTTCTTCCATCACGCGGCGCAGTTCCACGGCCTTGTTGCGGATGGCTTCGGCGGCAGGCAGCTCGTCGGCGCTGATGCGCCCGTCACGGGCGACGGCAGCAAACCGCAGGGCGATTTGCTGTGCGCTCTCGAAGGCCACAGCCCACCCAAGTGCGGCACGGGCCAGCTCGCTGCTCTCTGCGCTTCCGAAGTCCGGCAGCAGCGGGCAGCAGGCGCGGATGTGCGCCCCCTTTAAGTCAGGGCCGCCGTATGCCTCCACCATCTTCTGTACCACGTCGCACGGGGGAATGGTTCGGCCTGTTTCATAGTCTCCCAACGCCTCCGCGCTTACAAAGATTTCGCAGGCAGTTCTCTCCCGGCTGGCGTAAAGCGGATCACGCTGTGCCGCCTGCATCCGGGCACGGTAGTAAATGTTATCGGATTTCATTCGCGTCCCTCCCAATCCTCACAACAAGTCGACTTGCCGTCCAAGTTGCGCAGGCAGTCGCCATACTTACGGCAGTTGTCGCAGCTGATGCGTCTCTGCTGGGCTTCATGGCGCGGTATGATCTGCACCGTGCAGCCGTCATCGCGCACCACACCCACAAGGCCAGGCACGCGGTGGATGGTTACATAGCGCGGGGCGATATAATTGCCCTTGATGGCGTCGCGCACGGCAGCGGAGCACACGTCGGCGGTCAGGCCGCTGTGGGCCTTGTGGTCGATCTCATCATAGAGGGCGTAAAAATAAACGTTCAAAAAATCGGTGTTTTCCATTCCCAGCCTCTCTTTCTGCCTTTATTGGCTGATTTGATGAAAGAGCAATGCCTTTCAATCCCTTTCGATTCGCTTGAAGATTTGATAATCTTAGCGTATTGGTATGATACAATGAAAATATTGTAATGTCAATAGAAAATAACAAGAATACGAGAAAAGAGGAATAATAAACAAAGATAATTAACATCATGTTAAGATAAAACAAATAAAGAAAGGAATGATAAAGTGTTACCAGTAGGAGATAGATTACGTTACTTGCGTACTAGAATGGACATCAACCAAGCAGAAGCGGCTCAACGTCTAGGGATGCCTACTGCCACATACAGTAGCTATGAAAATGGTGTCAGCCCTAAACTCGAAACATTGGTCACACTCTCAACTTTTTATGGTGTATCCTCTGATTATCTGCTTGGCCTATCTAACGAAACAAAGACTGCAAGTGGAGAATTAGGTATCTACATTGCCCAGCTTATGGAAGCAGCAGGGGAAAGTGCTCCTACTTCATCCGAACTTGCAGCACTAATGAAAGAAGCAATACGTTACTATCGGCGAGGCGCGCCGTGTGGGGACATCCCCATGAAATCCCTGCGTGGATTCGTGGAGGGTCTGCGTTCCGCTCTTTGCGCCGCTACCGCCGGAGAAACCCCGGCCCTGATCGACAATGCCAACGCCGCCGTTGTATCGGCGCTGGAAATAACAAAAATGCCCGCGGCATTTTTGAATCAGAAAAAGGGGGAATGAGAAGATGAAAAAGCTGCTTGCCTTGTGTGCGCTCATTGCGCTACTGCTTCCCGTTGTCGCCCTAGCGGACGTGCTTACCAGCGAATGGCAGGAGGCCACTCTGGAGGAGCTGTTACAGGCTCAACAGGAGATTTCAAATCGCATCAGTGAATTGCGCGCGGCGGCCGCATCTGATGTCGAGCGCGTCGAATTGTCTGGCTCCGGCACCTCTATCCTGTCGGATGTGGTGATTCCCTTTGCGCCCTCTCGCGTTATTGTTGAATGCGAAGGGGAAACGAGTGTAAAGTTTACTGGCGGGGCCTATGACTACACATTTGACGCAAAAACGCACGAGGAATCCTTCTTTGACCAGACCGGCACCTTTGGCCTGCTCGTGGAATCGCCCAGCGCGTGGTCGATTGTGGTTGAGCCGATCACCGCTGGCGGTGTGTTACCCCTTAGCGGTAGCGGGCCGTTCGTATCGGATTTTTTTGAGCTGCCCGCGCCCATGATTGTGAGTATTACAGCAAATGCCTCCGACATGGATGCGTTGCTTTCCAACCTTATCGTGAAGCTCCATCATCAGTACGAGAACATTGACAGCTGGAAAGGGGATAGCCTTACAAACGAGTTGCTTTCCTCTGGTAATGAATCCTTTGCCGCTGATATGATCTTGCAGCCAGTAAATGGACGTGACCAATACTGTATTTCTGTTACTTGTGAGCCCGGCGTTGTGTGGTCGGTTTCACCGAAAGAATGATTATTTATGCTTAGAAAAAAAGATCGGCTCACCATTCGAGACCCAAAAACAAAAACAGCGGACCTGCTGTATAAAGATGAATCCATTCCATGTAGGAGAGTCTGGTTCTGTCCAAACGAGGGACCGTGTACAGGAAAGCCCTGCGATCTTTCAATAGTCATTGAGAAGCTCGCAGCCTATGAAGATACACGCATGACACCAGAAGAGGTCATCGCCATGAAGGAAAGGGAAAAAAGGCGTAGAAATAAGAATAATGGAAAGCTATTAAAACAACGATGAGAGGTGTTCCCTTACATTTTCCGGCGTGCCTTCTTACAGAACAGCCTCCTGTATTACATGTGTCAGCAACACGAAAAACCCTTGCAAAACAAGGGTTTTTCGCGCGTCTTGGCACAAATTACACCTTTACAGCAAAAAAACAACATACCCCCACTAGATTTATCTTTGGAGGCGCTGAAACATGGGAACGATTGAAAAGCGCGGGCGCAATTCGTGGCGTGTCGGTGTGCAGGTGCTCACGGATACCGGATGGCAGTGGATACGCGAAACAATCAAAATGCCGCCAGGCATGACGGAAGCCCGCCAGCGTAAAGAAGCAGAGAAAGCCCTTGCGCAGCTCACCGCTGATGCGAATGCCGGACGCATAAAACCCAGCCAAAGCCCGCATACCGTCCGCAGCTTCGCGGCCATGTGGATGGAGCAGCACATCCGGCCAAACTGCAAGCCCACCACCTGCAAGGATTATCAATTCTTCCTTGATTCACGTATATTGCCACTGATCGGAGACATCCAGCTCAAGAAGCTAACCCCTCTGATACTCACCAAGTGGATCAATGATGTACGCGCCAGCGGGCGCAAGCTCACGCGCCTGCCGGATGAACAGCTCAAAACGCCGCGCCGCCCCAGCGACATGGCGAAGATGGCCAGCCCGGAAAAGCAGGCAAAGCCACTTTCAGCCCGGACTGTGCAGCACTACTATGACACGCTGGACGCCATGCTCGACAAAGCGGTGCAGTGGGATATTTTGGCCCATAATCCCATGGACAAGGTGGACAGGCCGAAGGCCAAGAAGGCAAAAGCACACTATCTATCAGAGGAACGCGCTGTAGAGCTGCTGCGCTGTCTGCGCCATGAGGAAAACATGTGCTACCGGGCGGCGTTGCTGCTGGCTCTGCTCTGCGGCCTGCGCCTGGGCGAGGTGGGCGAGCTGCGGCTATCCGACGTGGACTGGAAGAACAACACCATTGACATATCCCGCGCGCTGATCTACACGCCACAGACCGGCAGCTATGCTGGTGGGACTAAAACAGAAGCGGGGGAACGGCTAATCTCGCTGCCGCCCGGCATGATGGCCGTGCTTCATGAAACACGGGAATATCAAAAAGAGGTACAGACATGGGCCGGTGATCTCTGGAAAGGGGAAGGGTGGATCGTTCACGGCTGGAACGGTGCGAGGCTTCACCATGACACGCCATCCAAATGGTTCCGGCGCTTTGCCGATGCCAACGGATTTGAGGGTGTCCGCTTTCATGATCTACGGCACACCCACGCCACCATCCTGCTGGCCAACAGCATCGACGTCGTGGCCGTGGCCACGCGCCTGGGCCACTCTGACGCCAGCACCACGCTGAAAGTGTACGCCCATGCTCTGCGCCGCCGCGATGAAGATGCAGCCCGCGCCGTTCAAGGTCTGCTTGATCGTGCTGGGGATGATCTGGCCGAAGACAAAACAGAGTAATAAACAAAAAAGGGGCAGACGCCGCACACGTCTGTCCCTAAATTACACCCATGCGTCCCCCTGTTTCCCCCAATTCTTCCCCCAAGTCGGGTCAGGGTAGCGCGCTCTGTGCCGTTTTCTGTGGTGTTTAGACAAAAAGAAAAGGCAGATTCTTTTGAATCTGCCTTAAAATCTGGTCGAGGTGACAGGATTTGAACCTGCGACCTTTTGGTCCCGAAGTAATCTACCACAGGTGCATTTTATTCATCTTGTCCTCGGAAACACAGCATAAACGTCGTATTTTGTGGTCAAGATCATGTATTTTATTCAACTTGATCTGAGGCTGACCACATTTTGACCACCTGACGCGAAAACTAAGGCGTTTGGTGGTCTTTTTTTGTGTCCTCAACCGTGACAGAATTGTCGAGCCAGCCGTCGAGAAAATCGACGATCTGACTGCGGGAGGTTTTCTCTCGCTCCTGCGACAGATGCGTGTAGAGGTCGAGGGTCATCCGCACATCGGCGTGACCGAGATAGTATTGCGCGGCTTTCACCGGCACGTCTGCATCGTACAGAGCGGTAGCAAAGGTGTGCCGCAGGTCGTGGGCGAGTGTATCGAAGATGATGTACTGCCGCCCTTCCTTCTCGGCTTTGGCGATCTTGGTTTCGAGAGTTTCGCGGCGACCTTGCTGAACCACAGGCTCGCCGTTGAGGATGCGCTGCATGGCGAGGTTGAACCCATCCCATCCTCGGTCGAAAGCGCTGCCGCTGATCTGTTCTCCCTTGGCAGATACGCAGACGAGGCCAGTGCGCTTCTCAGGCGGCACGGTATTCAAAGCCTCCCACAACGGTCCGCAGATCGGAAGGATGCGAAGGCCGGAGATCGACTTGGCGCGTTCTTCGATCTTGGACTTATTGGATGCGATCACGGCAACCTCGCGGACGCGGAGCTGTTTCTTCTCCATGTCGATGTTCTCCCATCGGAGAGCCATCATTTCCCCGCGCCGCAGACCGCACAGCAGCATGAGCATAGCCCACAGACCGCAGCGGTGCTGGTTCCAGTTCTTCAGGATGCAGTCTGTTTCCCAGCGCTCAAGCGCACGATGGGTGCCTTTGGTGCCTTCCGGCAGATCAAGGCCTTCTGCGGGATTGATGAAGATCAGGCGGTTCGTCCGCGCCTTCTCGAACACCCTGAAGAAAGCCTGATAGTATTTCTTGATGTTCGAGCTGGATGTGCCGTCGAGCTTGTTTATCAGGGCTTGCAGGTCCGCTTCGCGGACTTCGGCAACCTGTTTCTTGCCAAGAGCTGCCTTCAGCCGGTTGTAGGGGACGGCATCGCCTTTGGCATACGCAGGGTTGACGTTCGTGCGGTAGAGCCGCAGGCAGGTATCTACCCAATCAGCAACGGAGATTTTGCTGTCGATGATGCCGATTGCCATCTTCGCTTTGTATTCGTCGCGCTTGCGGTTGGCTTCGGTGCGCGTCTTGCCGTAGAAGCTCTTCCTCTCAGGGCTACCATCGGGCTTTACTCCAATGGTCAAAGTGACCTGTATGCGGCGGTCTTTCCGTTCGCCCTTCTTCTTGCGGGTCTTTACTTGCTGCTGATCGTCCATTCTGGATGCTCCATGCAGAGGGAAAGCGCCTGCCGCAGCATCGTCCACTCTGTATCGTCGATGATGACGGCGATCTTGCCGTCACCTGTGCTTACGGCAGTATATTCCCCGGCAGCAGCCTCACGGACGAGGCGTTCCGGCTCTGCCAAGAACTGCTCCAAAGTGACCTTGTTCATGCTGTCCTCCGTATCATTTGAAATCATCTGCTATCAGGTGCATGCGGTTACTTGCAATAGTCCCCGTAATCCAATCCAATCCGAATCCAATACAAATACGAATCCAAGTTTATGCACGGAGCGATCTTCGATCACTCCATGCCGGATGATGACCGTTCAAAGGTGTTAAGGATGGCTGTCGCCAGACCTGTATACCCTGTTGCAGTAAAAGGCAAGCGTTTCTTCAATGCGGATAAAGATATTGTTTTTTGATCTCCGGCTATGACGTTAAGGTCGGAAGTTGCCACGACGTAGAAGTCCCACTTCGAGAGGTCGAGCAGACTGTCGCCGGGGTCATCGTTGTTTACGACACAAAACACATAAACGTCTGAGTGCCGGATTGCATCAGGGATATCGCCATCCCAATCCACCTTGCATCCGATGTCAAAGATCAAAGCTGATGGTTTGGACTGGCTCCACGATTGTCTGTGCGCGGAGGTCTTGACTTCGATTTTACATCCATAATCGGTGAGCAGATCATACACACGCCACCCGGCACGTTGGCGGTCTGTGCATTGGTCGCCAACGGCTGATGCGACGATGTATTCGCCGAGCGCCGCGCGGAGGATGTTATCGTTCAATTCCGAGGACGACCAACGCCAGAAGTCTATAACCTTGCGCCCGGTTGCGCTCCCGGAAAGAGTGAAATCCTCATTCCCTGTCAGAGGCATCGTTTGAACACCTGCGCTTTTCTTGGTACGCCGCCCCCAGTACCACGGTGCGGCCTTCACGGTCGAGTGTGTCGTAAATGCGCATAAGCTCGCAAGCGTCCTCGCTCGGAGCTGGGTAGCGGTCATCGCGCCCGACGAGATAATCCAAGGACACGCCGAAGTAGTCGGCGATCCGCTCCAACTTCTCCACGCTGGGAGAAGATCTACCGCTTTGCCAGTCGCTGACGTTTCCATAGGACACGCCAACAGCGGCGGCGAAAGCGGTTTTCTTTATGCCGCGAGCTGTCATCAAAGCCTGTATGCGTTCAAAGGCCATAGTTATCGGTTCCTCCATTTCGGGTGATCGACAAGGTAGACGATGTTAGCCGATCTTCGTATTGCCCGTTCCCTTTTCCGCAGCCAACCGCCTGTGTTCGGCGAGGACAGCACCCCTTACAGCCACTACGCCGTCGGTGTCAAGTTCTCTAAATTTAGAGAGAAGCCATTTTTCATCAACGCTCAATTCCTGTGCTTCGCCCTTTGAGATCTCGTCTGTTCTACCGAGAAGATAATCCACAGAGCAGCCGAGCTGGTCTGCTATCTTGGCGAGAGTATCGCATTTTGGCATGGATGTCTTGAAATTTGCCATCGTGTTACTGCCTAATCCGGCATCGCGCAAAAGGGTTCCGAGTGTCATACCGCGAGACTTTGCAAGGTTTTTCACCCGCTCGGCTACTTCGCTTGATATATACATGGCTCTACCTCTTAAAAATTTTCGCTAATTTCAGAGAAAACCTATTGACTTTCGCTAAGTTTAGAGTTATAATATTACTATCAACAAAGACATTTTACCACAAGTCAGCGTTGAAATCAAGGTGAAGGAGGTGCCCTGATATGTGTGCTGGCAGACGAGAAGAGCTGATTCTGCAACGAAAGCGGGCGCTCAAATCGCAACACGCGGTAGCAGCGGAGATCGGCATTTCTCAGGCTGGCTACTCGCTGATCGAGAACGGTTATCGGAACCCTACCCCGGAGGACGCTGAGAAGCTGATCGGGATGTTCGGTCTGCCTGATGATTACTTCGGTGATCTCGATGCAGAGAAGGAGGCGCAGTAAATGGTCCCCAACAGAATCCGTGATATGCGCGTCCAAGCTGGCCTGTCCCAAGAGGATGTGGCAGACAGCCTACCCAACGAAGTAACCCGCGTGATCGTCAGCTTCCTCGAAGGCGGGAAGGTTCTTCCGACCGTTGAGAGCATGAAAGGGTTGTGCGACCTGTTCATCTGCTCCCCGACAGATCTGTACGACCCCGGCGAGCTTGATTTGGCGCTGGCTGAGACGTACCCCGACGTGGTTGCCAGACCGCCTGCAAAGAAGGGTGGCGGTCGTGGTGCCGGACATGAGGGCATGACCGAGTTCAGAGTTTGGGTCAAGCCGGAAGAGAAGGCGGCGCTTGAAAGCGCGGTAGCCAAGCTGGGGTATCGGAACACAACGGAATGGTTCAGGGAAGTGTTCAGAGGTGCGCTCGAACGATGCACCATGATGGGCCTGTCTGAGAGCGGCAGCAACATCGTCATCCTCCATTCCCGTAATCAAACCATCTGAGGTTATTGTAAGCCGGATTGGAGTGAAAGAAAATGGCGGTATTCGCCCCATCAGACCTTAAAAAGTGGCGTGAGACGCTTGGTATAAGCGCCGCTGATCTCGCGGAGGTGGTCAACTGCGACACCAGCACCATCCACCGCTATGAAGCCGGGAAGATCAAAATGAACCCGGACGTGATGTACCAGATCTGCGAAGCCCTTGGCAACATCGACCGCTGGTGTGACTGGATGCGTACCGAGTACCCTATCAGCTATGCCCGCGTTCATCCTGACACCCCAAAGCTCGACTTGCAGGGTGCGCTGATGGCCGTTTACGCAGAACTGGAAGATGTCCACGATCTCAGGCGCGAAGCTCTGAGGGATGGTGCAGACGGAAAGATCGACGACCCGGAAATCGCTGCAAGGCTCAAGAAGGAGCTGACGGAGCTTTTGAGCAGATCACAGCTTCTTCTCAACATTCTCGAAAGCCAGAAGAGGTGACGAACCAATGCCCGCACCGAAGATTTTTCTCACAAGCGCTGATATAGCGGCGGCTACGGGCATCAGCATCCGGCAGGCTCAGTACACGCTGAATATGTTCGAGCAGCGCGGTCAGGTGGTCCGAAACGGGCGCGTGAAGATGGTTGACATCAATATCTTCAGCCGATACCTGTGTGAGCAGGACGGAACTGACCCGAAGCAGCGCAAGCATGATATTCAGGAGTTCCTCAGAGAGCAGAGAACGGGGGTTGTGAAATGACTGTAACGGCATTGCAGATCGACCGCGCCGAGGACATCGCTTCCCGCTTGGAAGAAGCCCTCTACCACATGCACAGCGCAGTTGAGGAGCTTGAGGGCGCGGCTGACAGCCTTTGCCCCGATCTGGTATCTACGCTGCGCGAGCTGATCTTCTCCGCAGAATCCGAGAAGCAGAGCTGCGATGAAGTGCTTGCTGAAGCCGACCGGCAAGAACTTGCGGCAATGAACCGCGAGTACGAAAGGAGCGTTCTTTGAATGATCGTATTGCCCGACAGCCAGCTTGAGTTCGACGAAGAGCAGCATCTCTACACTTTGCGCGGGATGAAGCTCCCCTCGGTTACTCAGATCATGGAGCCTATGAGCCTGATGCTCTACAATGGCATCCCGCAGGAAACGCTTTTCGGAGCTGCGGACAGAGGCACACGGGCGCATGAGCAGGTCAGCAACTACGTTCTCTACGGCATTGAAGAAGAGGACGAGGACACACGGCCTTACCTCGAAGCCTTCCACGCCTTCGAGGAGGCATACAAGCCGGTTTGGATTGGGAGCGAATACCGAACGTACCACAAGGCACTTCGGTACGCCGGAACGATTGACCTGATTGGTTACATCGAGCCGGACGACGGCACGGGTGTTGATGTAGTTGACATCAAATGCACCGCAGTCTATCACCCGGTCATGCTGGCAACCCAAGTCTCAGCATACTGCGAAGCCCTCAAGAGCCAAGGCATCCCGGTCAGACGGCGATATGGCTTGCAGTTGCAGAAGAGCGGAAAACCACGGTTCGAGCAGGTCGAGGATGGCTATAAGACCTTCCTCCATTGCTTGGCAATACACAATGCTATGGCGGTCGAAAGGAAGCCGTAGCAGAAAAACAAGGAGGGAAAGTCATGGTAGAAAATCAGGTTGCCGTAGTCAAGCCTGAAAAGGACAAGACGCTCGAACAGCAGCTTGAAACCTCTGGTCAGCTCACGATCAAGGAGGCTATGAGCCTGAACATCGAGAGCCAGAAGGACTACGAGCAGGCAGGAAAGTTCCTCGTTGAGATCAAGACCCGTGCAAAACAGGTCAAGGACTATTGGGCGCAGCCCAAGACGGCGGCGAAGAACGCTCACCAGACCATCGTTGACCGCGAGAAGGCTATGCTGGCTCCCTTGATGGAAGCTGAGAAGATGGTCAAGAACAGCATGGTCAACTATCAGGCGGCAGTCGAACGTGCAAGACGACAGGCCGAAGAAGAATCCCGCAAGCGCCAGCAGGAAGAGGCCGACCGCCTGCTTCAGCAGGCGCTGGATGCTCAGGATTCCGGCAACGATCAGGATGCAGCGATCAACCTCGCTATGGCCGAAATGGTCGATCAGATGCCCGCTCAGTCGCCGATTGAAGCCCCGAAGGCTGTCGGTACCAGCGTCAGCAAGACGTGGAAGGCCCGCGTGGTCGATGAAAAAGCTGTTCCTGCGTACATCAACGGCATGATGCTTCGCAAGGTCGATATGTCGGCTCTGAACAACATTGCCAAGATGACCAAGGGAACGGCTGAGATCCCCGGCGTTGAGTTCTATCAGGATATGACCATCAGCGCAAGAAGCTGATAGAAAGGAGCAGTCATGGAGTACAACGCAGTCGGCGGCGACGAGATCATCGTCACCAATCCCTATGCGGTAGGTCCTGCGCAGGGCCTGTCAATGGAAGAAACGAACCGCCACGATTCCGGCAATGCGCTTGCCGCGAACGCAGAAGCCCGTGCAGTTGCAGAGGTAAAGGCTCAGGTCATCATGGCCCGCCAGTTCCCGCGCAACCCGAAGTATTCGATGGAAAACATCCTGCGTGAGTGCAAGCGCCCGACGCTTGCGGATTCTGCGGTCTACACCTTCCCTCGCGGAAAGGAAACCGTAACCGGCCCGTCCATTCGTCTGGCTGAGATGATGGCCCGAAATTGGGGCAACGTCACCTTTGGTTACGAGGTGCTTGAGCGCAAGAAGGATGAACGCGGCGTTGGTTTCAGCGTCATCCGCACCTTTGCATGGGACCTTGAAACGAACACCTACATCAGCCGCCAGTTTGAGCTGAAGCATTGGCGTTCGACCAAGACGGGCGGTTATCCCATCACGGACGACCGCGATATCTACGAGCTTGAGGCAAACATGGCATCCCGCCGCATGAGAGCTTGCATCTTGCAGGCTATCCCCGGCGACGTTACGCAGGCGGCAGTGGATGCTTGCCGCTATACTTCCTCTTCCGGCCTTGCTGAGAAGATGAAGGACAAGAACGAACGTGCCAAGCTGATCTCCGGCACAGTCCGCGTCTACGAGAAGATGGGCATCAGCCTCGCGGACCTTGAGGAATACCTCGGCGCGAAGCAGGCTGATTGGAACGCCGATAACATGCTGAAGCTCAAGGAACTGAAGAACAGTATCGACGACGGTGTTCTCCCCATCGGCGAAGTATTCCCGCATCTGGCAGGCAACGACAAGAACGCCACCATCACCAAGGAGCAGACCAAGGCTCTTATGGAGGCGGCGAAGGCTACCGGGCGGCAGGGCGAGATCAGCGACGCTCTCAAGAAGCTCGGCATTGCCAAGTTTGCTGATACCCCCGCCGTCAGATACGACGAGGTTATGCAGTTGATTAACAGCTTTGCTCCTGCACAGCAGCCCGAAGCACTTCCGGCAGCACCCCAACAGGAGGAACAGACTGAGAAGGAGGAGGCTCAGTAAAGCATGGCAAGGGAAAGACCCATCAAGGCCCTTAGTGACCTGATGGACGGCAGCGTTGAAGAACGCTTCAATGCGGAGCTTGATAAGGTCTGGCAGAATGTCTACGACCCGAACACAGACCCGAAGAAAGCCCGCACCCTCACCCTCAAGGTGAAGATCGTTCCCAACGAGCGGCGTGATTCCTGCGATTTCCGCGTGAACGTCACGTCCTCTCTCGCTCCCTATGCTGATCTGACGCAGACGGTCATGTTGGCGGTCGGCGCAGACGGCACGATCAAGGCCACCGAACGCACCGATCAGGTGCCGGGGCAGATCAACATGGAAGGCGAAGAAGCGCCGATGCCGCAGACGATTGAGTTCGGCAAACTGCGCGAAGTCAAGTAACGAAAGGAGAAATTCATCATGGCAGCATCTACCCCGGAAATCAATGTCGCGGGCTTCTTTGGCGGCGCGACCGAACTGGCGAGGTTCCTCGTAGATCAGGGCGCAGCCTCTGAGCGCAACTCTATGGAGAATCTTCAGAAAACCCTTGACATTGACGGACAGAAGTACGTGTGGAACCGCAACAACTACTGCTGGGTTCCTGTCAAGCCGGTCAACTTTATCCCGGACGACCCGGTTGTCCCGGAAGCGTATGAGTTCTTTACCCTTGATGGCCTGATCGACTACATCCGTGAGAACACGGAAGGTCTGATTCCCGATGACCCGGCCAAGCGCCTTATTCTTCAGGTGGTCGATCACAAGCATGTTCGCCTGATGTCCCACCCGTCTGAGCATCACAAGAAGCGCCATGTCATCGCTGAATGTACTGCTCACACCCCGCGCATTGTGTTCGACAGCTACCTCGACACCGAGCGCTTCAATACCATGCTGCTGTCCAACTTCATCGAGACGGATAGCCGCGAGACGCTGTTCAAGGTTGTCTCTGCGATGACCAAGGAGCAGAGCTGCAACACCACGGACGATGGCGTTTCTCAGGTCATCACTGTCAAGCAGGGCGTTTCGATGGCAGCGAATGTCACCTTCAAGAACCCTGTACCTCTCAAACCTATCCGTACCTTCGCCGAAGTTGACCAGCCCGAAAGCAACTTCACCCTGCGCGTGAACGACAGCGCGGATGTTGCTCTCTTTGAGGCTGACGGCGGCGTATGGATGAACACGGCGGTTGCTCTGATTAGGGATTACCTCAAGAACAACCTGCTCGGCTGCAATGTCGCTGTGATCGCATAACCCCCAACGGCAGGGTGGGCGTTCTGCCTGCCCTGCCGATCTCAAAGGAAGGAGGTGGATGGGATGCCAAACAGGATTCTCAAGGAGAGTATCTGCACGAATGACCAGATTGACGAATTGAAGCTGTTTGAGGAGGTTTTCTTCTATCGGCTGATTGTTAATGTGGATGACTATGGCAGGTACGATGGTCGCGTTTCCGTGCTGAAAGCCAGACTGTTTCCACTTCGCGGCGAAAAGGTCAAGGATGACGACATCGAAAAGGCGCTTGTGGCGCTTGTACGAACAGGTTTGCTGGAAAGGTACAAGGTCAAAGGCAGGCCGTATGTGCGGCTTACTGGCTGGGAACGGAATCAGCAGATCAGAGCGAAGAAAAGCAAACACCCTGCGCCGGAAGAAGCAGACCCCGAAGAGATACCTGCAAGCGAAGGCAATGGCAATCATCTGCCATCAAATGATGGGGGCTGCGGAGAAGAACCTGCGCCTGAAATCACGCCCGCGCAAACGCCAGCGGAGCCAGCGGTGATCTCGCTTCCTCTGAACGATGGGACGCTTCATGGGGTGACGGCATCGGAAGTCAAGAAGTACAGAGAATTGTACCCGGCAGTCGATGTCATGCAGGAGCTTCGTAACATGGTCGGCTGGCTCGACGGCAACCCGTCGAAGAGAAAGACCAAAGCTGGCGTTCGCAGATTCATCAATGGTTGGTTGTCAAGAGAGCAGGACCGTGGCAGACCCGGACAGCCTCAGCAGCCGCAATCACGACCCGCACAGCCCGCAAGCACGGGCGGCAATCCATTCAAAAGGGGGTAAGAAGCTATGGCACAGGAGAAGGACATGACGGCGTTTGCAACCGCCATGATGGAAGGTCTCTCGAAAATGCTCGGCTGCGATTGTCCGGGCGAGCGCCCCGGCGACTACCGGGACAGCGAGGGCTTGTTGGTCTGCGGTGTCTGCGGTCAGCGCAAGGAAGTTCGCCGGGATATCCCCCATATTGGCATCCGTGTCCACCCCCGAAACTGCGAGTGTGAGGAACGTCGCTTGCGTGAAGAGGAAGAGGCCAAGAAAATTGCCAAGGAGCGCGAGATTGTCAAGGAGCTGTTCAAGTACAGCCTGATCGACAACCGTTTCAAGGAGAGCCGGTTTGAGAACTTCATCCAGAACGAACACAATACCCGTCAGCTCAAGATCGCACAACGGTACGTTGACCGATTTGACGAGATGTTCCGCAGAAACAAGGGACTGCTGTTCTACGGAGAACCGAGCACCGGCAAGACCTATCTCGCATCCTGCATCGCAAACGCCCTGTTGGATAAGCGCATCCCGATCATTGTAACCTCGCTGATTAAGCTGACATCCTCTGCTGGTCCGTTCTCGAAGGACGAGGACAAGCGCCGCATCTTGCTTGAGAAGATGAACGCCGCAAGGGTGCTGTTCATCGACGATCTTGGTACAGAACGAGACACCCCCTACAAAATGGAGCAGGTGTTTGAAGTCATCGACAGCCGCTATGGTTCCAAGAAGCCGATGATCGTCACCACCAACCTGTCTCTTCAGCAGATGCAGAACGAACCAAACATACGTCAGCGCCGCGTGTACGAGCGAATCTTCGAGGTTTGCCACCCGGTTGAGTTCAACGGTCCGTCTTGGCGCTGGAAGGCAGCGGAAAATGACTACGACGAGATCGAAAAGCTGTTGCTCGGCGAGTAAGGAGAACCCATGAAACTATTTGCAATCGACCCCGGCAATGCTCAGTCGGCCTTTGTGGTGGTTGATGAAAACTACACCATCTACTACAAGGAGAAGAACGAGAATCAGGCTGTGCTGGAATGGATGCAGGGTTTTCACCCTGATAAGGTCGTCATTGAGAAGATTGCCTCCTACGGAATGGCAGTCGGACGCGAGGTGTTCGATACCTGCATCTGGATTGGCCGATTTACTCAGGCAGCAATCGCCCTCGGCATCCCGGTTGAGTACATCTTCCGTCACGAGGAGAAGTTGGCGATCTGCCACAGTCCTAACGCCGGTGACACAAACATCAGGCGGGCGCTGATCGACCGATTTGCGAAGCGCGATCTCAAGAACGGCAAGGGTACGAAGAAGAACCCCGATTTTTTCTACGGATTCAAGGCTGACATTTGGGCGGCATTTGCAGTCGCTGTCACGTTCTTGGACAAGACGAATACAGAAAGGTGAATGAACTATGTTGCAGCTCGTTGTTGGCTATCTCGCAGGAAGTGCGACCGTAATCATCGCAGTCCGCATTATGAATCAGAAGTTGAGCAGCCAGAAGCGCCATTACGACAGCCTGCTTGGGGACAGCACCCGCAAGGTGAACGACCTCTCCAACAGGGATGCTTTCCGTCAGGGACGGGAGTTTGAGGCGAATGAGCAGCGCCGATACCGTATGCAGCTCCGCGAAGAGAACGAAGCTCTGCGGGCAGACAACAATGACCTCCGGCACCAGCTCGGCCTTGAATGTGTCTTTGACCACAAGCTCAAAACGCTGGGTCAGGCGACCATTCAGGTGCGTTGAGAGGTGTGCTGCTATGTACAATCACTACACCCTTTGGGCGCTGGCCCGCTTCGGCAGGCGGTTTGTGGCATACATCATCCTCCTGCCGGTGTTGTTGGTCATCTCCCCGATTATGGTCCTTGGCGATGCGTTCGGAAGAGCGTTCTATCACCTCAAGGATTGGTAAATCCATCATCAAAACGAACCGAGTAAAGGAGAATCACAATGCTGTACACCTGTGAACAGGTTTCAAACGGCCACCCGGATAAGCTGTGCGACCAGATCAGCGACGCTATCCTCACCGACTGTCTGGTGCATGACCCCATGACCCGCGCTGGCATTGAGTGTCTGATTAAGAACGACCAGATCGTCATTGCTGGCGAAATTACCTCCAAGCACGACCCTGACTACGAGCTGATCGCCAAGATGGTTCTTGATGGCGTTGGCGTTGACGACCCGTACAAGTACAAGGTCACTACCCTTGTCACCAAGCAGAGCGGCGACATTGCTATGGGTGTCGATAAGTTCGGTGCTGGCGATCAGGGCATGATGTTTGGCTATGCCTGCGACGAGACCCCGGAAATGCTTCCTCTCCCGTATGTCATTGCCACGGACGCGCTGAAGATCCTGCGCAAGAAGAATCACCCCTTCCTCAAGCCGGATGCGAAAAGTCAGGTGTCGTTCGACTACGATAAGCACCGCATCGACACGTTCCTTATCAGCACTCAGCATACCGAGGAGGCTACCGACAAGCAGGTGCGCGAGGCTGTTTGGGAGGCCATGATCGAAGCCGCCAAGAAGCACGGCATGAACACCGACTACAAGGTGCTGGTCAACCCGACCGGGCGTTTCGTTCTCGGTGGTTCCTTCGCTGATGCTGGCTTGACCGGGCGCAAGATCATCGCCGACACCTATGGCGGCGTTTGCAGGCACGGCGGCGGCGCTTTCTCTGGCAAGGACCCGACCAAGGTAGACCGCAGCGCGGCGTACATGGCCCGCAAGATCGCCAAGGACATCATCCGTGCTGGCTGGGCGCATCGCTGTGAAGTTCAGCTTGCTTATGCCATCGGCATTGCCGAACCGGTTTCTATCCGCGTCGATACCTTCAACACGGGCGTGAATGACGCACATCTGGTTGAGGAAATCCGCAAGAAGTACGATCTGACCCCGCAGAGCATCATCACGGAGCTTGATCTCCGCAATGTGGACTACAACCGCGTGTCCGCATACGGTCACTTCACCGATCAGACCCTGCCTTGGGAGGTGTAAGCCCGTGAAGCCCACTCCCGAAGAGAAGAATTGCGACAACTGCTCCAAGTGCGAGAACATCGGTGATGGCTGCTATGCCTGCGTTGCAAGCGACCCGATCATCGTCAAGGAAAACGATCTGCCTGGCAGAAACTACAATGCCTGCGGCGGCATGAGATGGGAGGCGAAGTAAGTGGGTTACAAAACCAAGATTGATTGGTGTGACAGCTCTTGGAACCCTGTTACCGGCTGTCAGCACGACTGCGAGTATTGCTACGCTCGCTCCCTTGCGAATCGTTACGGTGGTTTCGATCACGACGAGGACAAGAACCCGGTAGGCAATCAGTTCGTGATTGGCGTTCAGGAGTTGGACAAGCCCAAGCACATCATGCGCAAAAACGGCTTGCACAAGGCTCCGTACCCGTGGTTCTTCCTCCCGACCCTGCACCGCTACCGCCTCGACCAGCCGAGCAAGTGGTCTGAGCCGCGCACGATCTTTGTTTGTTCGATGGCCGATCTCTTCGGGAAGTGGGTGCCGGACGAATGGATTGAGGCAGTTATCAACGCTTGCCTTGCCGCTCCGCAGCACCGCTACCTGTTTTTGACCAAGAACCCGGCGCGGTATATGCACCTGATCGCCAATGGCATCATCCCGGAGAATCAGCCGAATTTCTGGTTCGGCAGCACCGCAACCATCCCGGAAATGGAGTTCTTCTGGTGCGACGAGGTAAACACCTTTGTCAGCATCGAGCCAATTCTTGCCCCGTTTGAGGATTTGACCGATGAAGGTGTTGACCCGGCGAGCAAGACCAACTGGATTATCGTCGGTGCCGAAACGGGAAACCGCAAGAACAAGGTTATTCCTCAGAAGTCGTGGATTGACGAGATCGTCAGCGCGGCAAAGAAGGCCGGAACCCCGGTCTTTATGAAAGAATCGCTCCGCGAGATCATGGGAGATGATTTCATCCAGCAGTTCCCATGGGAGAGGAAAGAGTGATTGAGAGGTTTTGTTGGATATGTTTGCTGTTCTGCACATTTTCTTTTACGTCCTCGTGAGTTTTGTTTGGCGAGACATCGAGATCAATTTGTATGGCACAAGCCAACCCAGCATAGTTGATGCCTGCGCAGCACTCTATGTTGCGTACCGAATTGCTTGCTGGGTGACAGAAGAGGTGACTGACCAATGACGATTAAACCCATATTGTTCAACACAGATATGGTACGGGCAATCGTTGAAGGAAGAAAGACGCAGACACGCCGGGTTATCAAGCCGCAACCCACAAAACCAAGGTGGAATAATGTTGGACGGCTCGGTTGGGATGATGGACACGGCTACCGCATGAAGCCTCCTTGCGAGGTCGGCGATGTCTTGTGGGTGCGGGAAACATTTACAAAGGAGTGCGAGCGATACTACTTTAGGGCGGATTTTGAGAGCGACTGGCTTGATGCTTGTGAAACGCTTTCTGGCGGTTATCCCCACGAGTGCGCCTATCATCCAGGATGCGAGGGTTGTAGTCGCAGCGCGGAGCGAATTCAGTGGAGACCGTCCATACACATGCCCAAAGAGGCTGCGAGAATTTTCCTTCACGTTACGGGCATTCACGCGGAGCGGATCAGTAGCATGACAGAAGAGGACGCCATAGCAGAAGGGTTCCCAGATATGCCCGCGGGTGAGTTGTCGCCGATGGAGCAATTCGCGAATATATGGGACAAGACTATCAAACGCGACGATCTACGCGAGTTTGGCTACTATGCAGATCCATGGGTTTGGACGATTGAATTTGAACGATGCGAAAAGCCGGAAGGGTGGTTGCAATAGTGTCAAAGATGCGAGTGAATGCTGCGGACTTGAGTGACAGAATCGAAGCCTACCGCTACCTTGATGAACGAGCGAAGTATTGCGCAGATCGTGACGTAGGGAGTGGCTCTTGGGTGCTTATCAAATGCCACATTCCCGTGGAAGAGGCGAAGCGCCCGATGACCTATGGCATCTATTGGGCCACGCCGATTGAGGATTCGTTTGGCAGACAGAAGGTGTGCGTTTACACGCCGAGTGAGGTCTGTTTGCTGAACCACGAATACTCCATCATCACCGAAGAGCGGCTGGAAGAGTATAAGGAATTGGGCTATTTCCTCAAGGAGACGGGAGCTGTTCAATGCAGCGGGCCTATGAATATTGCCCTTATCGAAAAGGGGCGCAGTCTTTGTGAAGAGGAGCGAGAAGTCATTTGGGCGCTGCAACTGGACGGGCTTTCCGAGATGCAGGCTTGCGAGGAGTATTTCTTGTCTCATCACATCGACGGAAGCTATAACGGTATCTGCTATTTGCCGACAAAGGAAATTCTCGCCGAGATAGTCAGCGTATTTGGAGAAAGGGGGATTCCGGGATGAAGCTCCCTGTCCATTGTGAACATTGCGGAGAACTCATCGCCACCTTCGATACCACCGAAGATACGTCGGCTGAATGGCTCGAAGCTCCCTGCGGCGAAAAGGTCTGCGAAGCGTGTTGCGAGGACTGCGCAAGGAACCATGACCCCTACCATGCCTGCATGTTCAGAAGGGAGGCGGGTCTATGAGCCGTATCGGAAACTCTGAATGGGGAAAGCGCTCTATCATCGATGATGATTACAGCAGCGAAGAAGACGAATCCTCTCCGCTCGACGACGACTATATCCCGGAGGAATACCGCGATGAAGAATGGTGACGAGAAATATATCCTTACGCTGACCCGCGAACAGGCGCAGGTCGCGCAGAACGCCTTGGAGCTTTACGCCCGGTTGAAAATCGGGCAGTTCGACCGCATCACGGAGCTGATGCTGGACGTGCGGAGCGTGGATGAATACTGCCAGCGCCGCGACCTTGCCAACGACCTTCTCAAGATCGTCGCCTGTATCATCTTTGGCCGGAACGATTACGGCCAACCCAAATGCGAGAAGGACGCGCTGCATCACCGGGCGTGGAACATCTATACTGCCCTGCGGTATCAGATGGCATGGCGCGATCACCCGGAAGGTGGATGGGGCGTACACTTCGACAAGCCTTATCCTTGGGGCGGCGAACCCGTCCCAGAGTGCAGAATCGAAAGGAGCAAACCCGATGAAAAGCCTCGCGGAACTCAAAAAACGCCCCGACTGCTGATACTTCGGGAGGGGCCTGACGGCGGGGGGGCAGAAGCCCACCTCGCCAGCAGCAAGAAAAACGCTCCGGCAGTTGTCGTGTTCTCATGGGAAGGTGGATGGGATCACGTTTCCGTCAGCTTCCGCAACAGAACACCCACTTGGGAGGAAATGTGCGAGATCAAAAAGATGTTCTTCCACCCGGAGGAAGCCTGCGTCCAGTACCACCCGGCAGAAAGTGAATATGTGAACAACCACGCTTACTGCCTCCATATCTGGCGCTCACAGCGGGAAGCGATGCCTTTGCCGCCGTCATGGATGGTAGGCAGCAAGCAGGGCCAGTCGCTTGCACAAGCGATCAAGCAAGGCCTCGACGAACTCACGGCGATGGAGGCGGGCCAGCTCGCCAGCGACCCCGGAGCGGCAGCAGCCTCTCAAGAGAAACGCGAAAGGCTGCTGGAATATGGAGCATGAGAAAGACGCGCTCGGCTTCCCGATACACGAGGCACAATGTTGCTACTGCCGGAAGAAGTTCGTAGCTCACCACATCGTCGACGGTAAGGCTGGATGCCCGCATTGTGGAGAGGAATACCTCGTTATGCTCCACGTTTGCCCAGAGTGCTTCGGCGTTCTGCGAGGCAAAGACCCACGTCCGCAGTCGCCTCAGCCCTTCAGATGCCCCGTCTGCAATGGACGCGGCTTGATAGATAACCAACCATGCCACCCATGCGGCGGCAAAGGGATTGTCTGGTACAAGGAAGGAGAATGACCATGACCCGTTTGGAAAAGCTCAGATCTGATGCTGCCAGCCTCCGTTATTCCAAGATCATCCTTGGAATCAGGATGCCGGACGGCAGTAAAGAAATCATCATCAATGACAACGTCGCTGCGAAGGTTGAGTACATCAGCCAGAAGTACGACGACGATCTGCGCATGAAGGGTGCTCCTATCGTCATCGAAGAGTACCTTCTCATTGCGGCATAATCCACGGAGGTGCCTATGAAAGTTACCTTGATCTACAAGCCTGAAGAACGCGAATTGCTGCTGTTCAAGCATTGCATTTGGGTTACTATGGGCAGGAAAGAGGCTCCGAAGAAGCCTCCGTCCTCGAAACTCCTGCGCGATGTACTCCATGCGCGGCACAGCCCCGTCCGCGTTCTGAATTTTGCGTTCCTGATCGAAGATATTCCGAGCAACATCGCCACCCACCTTGCCCGACACGTCCACGCAGTCCCGTTTGTGTCCAGCCTGCGCAACGACCGGCAGGAACGGATGGATGGCGACAATGCCCCCCGGAATACACCGGTGGATATGATCTTCTACTGCAACGCCGAGGAGCTGATGACGGTTCAGAACAAGCGGCTCTGTGGCAGAGCAGCCAAGAAAACTCAGGAAGTCGCTCAGATGATGCGCGAAGAAGTCATCAAAGCTATGCCGGAGATCGAATGGGAGTGCGTCCCGATGTGTGTTTACCACGGCGGCGTATGCCACGAACTCCAAAGTTGTGGGAGGTGTGTGCGTGGCTGATTCCGACCGCGATTACCGCGTTCCGTATCGTAATGCAGAGGGCTACCCGGACCCTACCACACATGGCGCTCTCAGCAACGTCATGCGTGAGTACGCTGCCAAGGAAGAAGCCGATGCCCGCTGCACTCAGCTCATAAAGACGCTGAAATCCACGATCGACCTTGCGGGATTTGACCTGATCGCTCGAATTGAGGTCAGAGATCGCAACACAGGGAGGACGTACCGATGAGCCTATGTGTTATCTGCGGAGAGAGAATCCCCGAAGGCTACGGTCAGGTTTGCCTGAAATGCCGCGCCCGCTTCGGCCCGGAAGTTGGTTTGTCTGTGAACGAAGAATCGAGCCGCCTTCTGGCTGCTCTGCTTCAGATCGAACGCAGACAGCACATGGAAACCCGCCGCAGGCTCGCCAAGGCTGAACACGACCGAGACCGCTACCATCGCCGGTTGATTGCCACGATGGACGGAATCAAAGGCGTTATCAGAAAAGCTGAAAGACTGCGCCGCCCCCCCTGTGATCGTGAAAGGCAGGTGCGGATATGAACCGTGCCGACCGAAGAGCGCAGGCCCGTGCCGATGCCAAGCAGAAGAAAGCAGCCCTCAAGGACGCTGCTGTTCAGTACCAGCGCGACATGAAGCATGGCGGCGTAAATGCACGCACCGCCCTCAGCAATCCGGCGTATCTGGCCCAGCACATAGCCGCCGAGAAGAAGCGGCGTGAGGCTTGGGAGAAGAACGGCATCACCAAGGAAGATCTGAAAACTGAGTACGAGCGTGGACGTTCTGATGCTCAAAAGGATTTGACGAGGTTCACAATGCGGTTCTTCTACTCAGCCGCCGCGATTGCTTCCCACCGCCTCTTTGGGTTCGGTGAAACCCGGATTTGCCGCCTGCTGGATGACATCCAGCTCATAATGACTGAGGAGATCACTACCTGCGACATCATCCAGCGCTGTAAGGATGAAACGGGTATTGACATCTTCGAGAATGACTACGACAGCTAATTGGAGGTAGGTAGCCTATGAAAACAAAGGTAGTCGAAGGCAAGCTCGGCACCCCTGAGATGCAGGCTATGCTTGCAGACCAGAGTGTCAGCGTCATCGTGACAGATTTCCATGGCGTGAACTGGCACGAGAAATGCAAGGTTTTCCCTTGCTTCGTGGTGTACAGAAGGCCGAAGGACTTCAAACGCTACAACTTCGTGGTGCGTATCTTTGATGGAGATCGTCCGCTTCGCCTGCTGACCGTTGGCGACACGTTGGAGGATGTGAGAAAAACCATCCCCAAGGGCTTCCTCCGTGTGTCGCCTACTAAGACCGACGACCCCATCATCGTTGAGACATGGGTGTAAGGAGAATGACAGATGAATCTGAATAAATTTGCCAAGGAAGTCCACCAGAACGCCGTAGATCACGGCTTCTGGGAGGACGAGCGCGACATCACCGAAACCATCGCTCTTATTCACTCCGAGTTCTCGGAGGCTCTGGAAGAGTATCGTGCCAACAGGCCGATGATCTGGTTCGGGTGCAAGGAGATTGAACACTCCACCCCGAAGGTTTGCGCACCGAAGGACGAGTACGATTGCCTTGTGTTCGACCAGAAGGACACCTGCCCGCATCGCGGCAAGAAGCCCGAAGGTATTGCGGTTGAGCTGATCGACGGCTGCATCCGCATCCTTGACCTGTTCGGCAAGAATGGCCGCGTGTGCAGTTCTTCCACCATCGCAGAACTGATAAACCGCATCCGCGCCAACAATCCGAAGCTGAACAAGGACACGCCTCTGCCCACTCTGGTGTGTGCCTTACACAGTCTGACCGCAAGGGCTGGCGATAGGTGCTACGCCGTGACCAACAAGGCCGCTGCTCTCGCCCCGCTCGAAGCTGCTCTCGGTCTGGTTTTCTTCTGGACTTCGGAGAATGGCGTTGACCCGGAGGCTTTGATGGTTCAGAAGCACGAGTTCAACAAGAGCAGACCGTACAAGCACGGCAAGAAGTGTTGAATACACTTGCAAGCATCTGCTATCAAATGATTTCAAGTGAAAGCGAGAGATTCCATGAACACATGTATCTTCATCGGCAACCTGACCCGTGAGCCTGAGCTGCGCGTATCGCGGGCTGGAACGTCCGTCTGCACCTTCACCATCGCCGTCAACCGCCCGAAGGACCAGAACGGCGAATCGAAGGCTGACTTCATCCCAGTAAAGTGTTTCAAGAATCGCGCTGATAGCTGCCAGAGGTATCTGCACAAGGGTAGCAAGGTGTCTGTCAAGGGTACGTTGCAGACCTACACCTATCAGGCGCAGGATGGCAGCAGGCGCAACGGCTTCGAGATTGTCGTCGGCAACGATGGCGAGATCTCTTTCCTCCCGTCTGCACAGCGCAGCGATGGCGGCGGCTATTCTGCTCCGGCGCAGAGTTCATCTGGCGGCGGCTATCCGGCCAGCGATAGCGGCTTCACTCAGGTAGATGACGATGAACTGCCGTTCTGACGCTGAAGAACATCGACAACGCAGAGGCGGCTGCTTCCGCAGGAAGTCGCCCATTTTGAGCAAATCGTAAAGCGGGGTGTATTGGTAATGCAGAAAGAAAGCGTAGATGCAATGCTCTCCAACTACCGCGAGCATCTTGCGCGGTGTGAGTATTTGGAGTGTGAAATCCCGGAGCTGGAACGCCTCGCGGCGAGTATGCGCGAAACGATGGTTGAGGACACCGTTTCCTGTACGCAGGTAATCTCCGATATGCCCCGTGGTACGTCGATCAGTGACCCGACCGGGCGGCTGGCGATGATGTTCGCCTCTGGCGGCGTGACGGAACACGTCCGGCAGATCGAAGAAGAGATCACCGAGAAGAAGCGCGAGCTGGCGCAGAAGCGCGTCACCGTCATCTTCGTGGGCGCGTGGCTCAAGGCTCTCAACGAGAAGGAACGCTTCGTCGTGGAGAAGCAGGTCATCGACAAGCTCTTCTGGCGGGATGTTGTGCGGATGTACGACCGCGCCTTCGGTGAGGCGTACTCAAAGCACGGGCTAAAAGCTATCCGTGACGCCGCATTGCAGAAAATATATCGCATCGCCTCATAGTGCGGCAATATGGGCCGGGGCTCTCTTTCGAGGGGGTTCCGGCTCTACGTATATATATTATATATAGAGTATAGTGTATGTGTATAGTATGGGCATATATTATATAAACGTATTATAGGAAAAAAACGGGCACAATTATCGTCTTTCCCATTGACAATAATAAGATAACAGTGTATAATATAATTGTAAGACAAGCAAGCAAACAAGAACCGACCAAACAAGGAGGACGATAACCTATGAAACTCATGACTAAGGCAATCGAGAAAAAGCTCCTGAACGTACCGCCCCACAGCACAGGTGGAAACATGGAAGCCGAGGTCATCGTGAAGTATTTCAATCCATGCGGAGCAGGAACATGGTTGATTACCGAGGGAGAGAAGGACGAAAACGGAGATTGGATTCTCTACGGATATGGACACATCCACGAATGGGAATGGGGAACTGTCAGACTGTCCGAACTAGAAAGGCAGGTTTTCAAACCGTTTGGTCTTAAAGTCGAACGTGATCTCTGGTGCGAAGGGATGAAGGTACGCGAACTCGCCGCATGATTTCAGAAATTGGTCGGAAATTGTATGGCTTCGCATCTTGCGAACAGAAAAAGAGGCGGCTATAATTATCATCAGGCGTTGGTGGTAATGTCAGCCCGAAAAAACCGTAAGGGAGGCACACACTCAATGCTCTACGTCAGCAGGTTTTCCAACCCGGAATTGAAGTCCGGGATATACACGCCGGTGCGAATCAGCCTTGGCGCTCCGAAGTGGCCGCTCGGCTACACCATCGCCGGAGAGATCAAGGACCTGATGCCGTTCGGTCTGCTTCAGATCAATGACCGAGCCCTGTATGAGAAGAAGTACAGGGAACGCCTTGATCGAATCGGGGTTGACCGTATCCAAGCGGCGCTCGATTCCTTCGGCGTTGACAAGCCGGTCGTCCTGCTCTGTTACGAGGATGTTCGCGATCCGTCGCAATGGTGTCATAGAACGATCTTTGCTCAATGGTGGCTTGAGAACACCGGCGAGATCGCCGACGAGCTGACCGACCCGTCCAACGTCCGGCTGAAGAATCCTCAGCCCGCGCAGACGGCGAAGGCCGCTGCCCATGCCCCCGCCCCCAGCCACTCCGCAGCGGCGAAGCAGATGAAGGAGCGGATGAAGGCGCGGGAAGCCGACGAGATGCAGATGCGCATGTTTTGACCTCAGCCCGATAGGGGGCCTCAACAGCCCCCTTCGCTATATCCGGGAGTGGTCGTGAAAGACGCCGCACATTCCCGTGCGGAAACAGCGGTAGCCAAGCCGTTCTCTCGGTCCAACTCAGCCAGTCCGATGTGGTGTCGGGCTGGTTTTTTCTTTCGGACAGATCGCGCCGCGCCTCTGGGTCTTGCTCATGCGCAACACGGCGCGACTTTTTATATCAATCCAAACGAGAGGTGACTGGCTATGATGTTCATGAATCCGGGCGACATGTTTCTCGGTTGCCTCGGTAGTACGGAACAGAAGTTCCTGTACAGTCTGTTCAAGACGGCGCGAAAAGCAGGGTACACGCGCTTCGTTGAGCCGTGCGCTGGCACGTTCGCTATGGCGAATCTGGCGGTCGATACAGGCTACAAGCCGGAGCAGATCGAAACCAGCGACGTGTCGATGATGCCCACGATTCTTGGCTACGCCGTATGCGGAAAGCCGCTTGACGAGCTTGAGATCAGAGCGAAGGGCTTTGCCGACGAAGAACTGCTCGACCCGGCAACTGCCCTGTATGCGCAGCTCTACCTGCGCACGGTTAAGAAGGCAGGAATGGAATACTTCCACAACCTGCTGGCAGATCTCGGTTACAACCGTGAGAAGTACATCTCTCAGATCAGGGAGAGCATCGAGAAGAACAAGCAGAGGCTTGGCGGCATGAACTACCGCCCGATGTGCATGTTCGACCACC